GAGTTTATCAGGTCTGTTCATTGAATAACCTCTATAACCTCTTCTTTTTAAGTGATATAATAATCTTGGTTTATTATTTTCTGCAAGTATTGGCATACCGTAAAATACTAATGCCATTAATACTTCTTCAAAAAATATTTCTGCTGTCTGTGGTCGTGCTATATATTCTAAGAAAAACTTAGTATTAGGCACATCGTTTACCATAGAAAAAGTAGTTAATCCGTGAAGAGCACCATTAGACCCACCACCCCCAACAGTACCGCTGATATCATAACTATCGCATCCGAAGGCTCCGAAGCCATCATTGCCAGGATATTTAATACCATTTTTTGTAATTATATTATTTTGTATATTATCTGGTGGTATCCAAGATATTTTAAACCTACCGTTTTTAGTAGGTACCCATATAACTTTAGTATCTTTTATACCATTTTGCCAAGCAAAAGTTCCACGAACAACATAACCTTTAATAGCCATATCTTCGTTAAAATCTATTTGCTCGTATATTTTAGTTAGATTAAATAATGAATTAACTGTTTCATCTCTAAAAGCGTGCTTTTCAGATCTTGGAAATTGTCTGTAATATTCATTTAAAGCATCGCTGTCTCTTTTTAATCCTTCTACTTCATTTTCCCAATGATCAATGACTCCCGTAAAAATTTTTTCTCCATCAATTCCTTCAATCGGTTCTGATGGTGTGTCGAAGACAGGATATCCGTACTTGTCAATAAACCCTTCGTATCCCCACTCCATAGGTATGAACAAAGAATATAATCCACTTGTAGTCTGGCCATTGCGGTTTCTATTTGTGACATCTGAATTATAAAATAATTTTTTAAAGTTATCTCCACCTTTGTTTAAAGCATTAGATGTTGATCCCATCATGCATTTGCCAACTACTCTGGCACCGAGCCTGAGGCACGTTTTTGTGACCCTCCAGTTGTTGAGTATGTTGTCCGGCCTCTCCCATTTACCCGATTCATCATGGACGAGGAGTTGTAACTTCTCCCCATCGTACGAGTTGTCTCCCGTGTTCTTCCAGTCGATTGTTGTGTCGAGCCCCTGCCCAAATTCCTCCTGACTATAGGTTTCTTTGATGGCGTTTCTGGTAAGTCTTCTTGACGGTATCTTATAGGAAAGCTCCGTCTTCGGTCGTTCCATCCCATCCTGTATTGGTTTGAAAAAAAATGGATAGTTGATTGATATGGGTACAATCTTGTCTGTAAACATCTTCTTTGCATCTGCTCCAGTTTTAGATAAGACCCCAAATCTAGAGTCCTTGGAAGTTGTGGCCAAGTTAACAGTCTCTGAGGATGCCATGAAGCTAAACCCAGACCGTCTATTCTTGAGGTAGCACATTCCATAAGATCTCTTATCTGCCTTGCATGCCTCCCAAAAGTAATAAAAGATTCTGTTTGCCTGCCTAAAATCTGGTGCTCCCACGTCGATCTTTGTCCAAGAGAGATAGACATAGTGCGATCCTGTAATGTAGTTCGCGGAACCGTTGCACATGAACCAATACCCATCATTACGATAATTAAACTCACTATCAATATATTTGTAGTATTTTTCTTTAATATCTTCGGGATAGGATTGAAAGTCATATATGCTTTTTATTTTATTTAAAGATTCAGGTTTGTTTTTTATTTTAAAAAATTGATCTGACTGCTTTAAGTCTTCTCCATCTATTGCATCTGGAGTTTTAGGTATTGCCACCTTAAGACCTTGTATTTCATATATATCACCTATTGTACCGTCTTTACTTATTACAACACAGTCTAAATCTTCATTGTATCCATATTCAAACTTCTTATGTTTATTAAGATGCTTAATTTTTTTATCAGATAAATGAGTATTGTGTATTTTATAAAGCGTTTGTTTGTACATTATTTGATTCTATTTTCAACACCTAAAAAAGTATTAGATTCTTTGCTAGATTTTTTATCAGATAACTCTTCAATTTTTTCTATAATTTTTAATGAATCTTCTATTGCAACCCACTTAGCTTGAGCTGCTGTTTTTGCTTTTTCAGGATCTAATTCAGATAAATCAATTTTTTGTTTAATAACTTTTTCAAGTTCAATCAATGCTTTTTCCGCTGCTTCTATTATTCTTTTTCTTCGGTCCATAGTTAATAGTTATATGATTTGATAAAATTCTATAAAGTTTTTGACCTTCAATATTAAATTCATATTCAGAGTTAGGCGTAAACCCTACCACGTCTCCTATAGACACTCCTAATGAACTTAATTGGCTGTTTGTGTATGCTAGCTCCCCTTTTAAATTTTCGTCTGTATTAAGTGCCCATTTATCTTTTATTTTTATAGGCTTTACAAAGCAATATCCAGGTAGTGCAACCCACTTATTATTTTTTTTACATGCAAAAACTTGATCTGTTCCTACAGTATATTTGTCTTCATCAAGATAACTAGCAGAATTACGTTCTTGCTGTTGTTGGTTTAACCATCTTCTAAAAACATTATGATGAACAATTATTTCATCCCCTACTTCGACTTCTGTTTTTATACCAGCTGGAACACTAACAACTTTACCAATACGATTAACAAACATGTAATCTCTTTCTGTAATCTCTGTATTGACAACTAATTTTTTGTCATTAACATCAACTACGTTATTATAACGATTTTCAGTAGATATAATATAATCAAAAAGTGCCTGCATTAATAATCTAAGTTATATTCAACAGATACTGCCATGTTAGAATTAAAATGTTTCCACGGTAGTACTTCTTTGTTTTTAGTTATAAATATTTTAAAAGAACCATCTTCTTCTAGTATATCTGAAATAGTATGCCCTCCATAAACTTCTTGTCCTACAGAGTAATGCATTGCTTCGTTTTTGTAGTCAGTACCAATACTGATCTTACGTATTAATTTTGCCATTTAATTTAATTTAGTATGTCCATATGGTCATTGGCGGAGCGCCATCATAACCTATACCTACATGAACAAAGTTGTTTTTTCTACTTATACCTATTCTTTTAAAACCTACTTCAATTGCAGCTTTAACTAACCTATAAGTAGCTTCACCTCCTGAACAAGCCATATCTACAGCTGCACCATAAGTATGCTCACCAGGTTTAGACTTACGCGCCTCTATTGGATGTTGAGGTGATCTGTATGTTGATGTTAATGTAATTGGATATCCATATGCTTCTCTAAGATTATCTAGCATCTCAAGAAGCTTAGGGTCCATTTTGTCAAAGTTATTAAATTCAGATTCATTAAAATGTTTCATTGTATTATTCTTTTGATTTCTTTAATATCATTAGTATTGTGTATCCTATTGATAACAATAAAACTACTGTCTGTAGTACTGTATTTATTTCAGGTATTACTGAAAATATCATTGCTCCTACGTTTATTCCAAAGATCTTAAAATCTTGTTCTATCATTGTTTATGTTTATTATTTCCAAATACCTTCTCGACGCCGCGAGAACCAAAATAGCCTCCTATGACTATAGTTAATAATGAAGTCACTGATTCCAGTGAATAGCCGGCGTACCACCCTATAACATATGATATTGTTAAAAATACAAGAACCAATGGTCGGACGTTGGACGCAAGCCAGTTTCCGCTTCGAGCATCTGCGACCCATCTTTTGGTTGTGCCATCAATTTCGGCTCTTTCTATTCTTAACTTTTCTAGTGCAACTTGTTTATCGCCTTCTGAAAGCTGAGAGCTACCACTAATTAGTTCTGATATTACATTTCCCGGCAATATTGCGTCGCCGACCATTCCTAGAATACTTGGTGCCTTTTCGATTAAAAATCGTCCGACACCTGTATCTTTAAAAGGTTTCTTTTTTTCACTCATTTTATTTAATTTAAGCTATTGCTAAATAGGTGTATGTATAACCATTTTCATTTAACATCGCATCAGCAATGTTTTGATTTGGAAACGAAAATCCTGTAGCTGTTGTTGTAAATGTATTTAACGTACTATCAGTTTCTGCGTTACCTAAATTAGGGTTTAAACATTTTCCACTACCTCTTACCGCATCAAGAATAGCCCAATTTTCTGGGTAAGTTGCTTGACTTGCTTTAACCATTATAAATCTAGGTTGAAACCCAGTGTAAATAGTAACTCCAGCGGTTTGTCCAATATAAGAGCCCACTTTACTATAACCCGGTATTGATTTAAAACAGTAGGCTATTATTGTATTACCATTTGCATAATTAAGATTATTTCCTGCACCTGCTGTAAATACTGTACTCGTAGGGTCTGTGCTAGCCATGATAGATGAACCTGTTTGAGCTGCATTACTAGAATCAAGAAGTAATTGTGTTGATGAACCTAAAGCAGATGAATATGCTATCCAATTATAAGCTTGATTGCTTGTTTTTGCAAGTATTAAATCAGGCGCAGTTCCTAGACCGTGTCCTACAGTTGCGGTAGAGCCTGTAGCGGTATAGCTCACAATACTAAATCCAGCTTCTACATTAGCAGTTACCGTACTTGTTATTGAACCATCTGTGTTTGATACTGCTGTACCTCCGGCTTTCCAGTTCCAAGCTACGTATGTTTCATTATTACCGTTTACTGCATAATTACCTGCGGCATCATCAGTAACAGTTATTCCATCTGTATCAAATGAGTTAAACTGATAAGTAGCATTGTTATATTCTCCACTAGCTGTATTACTATTTAAAGTATTATTTACACCTCTTATAACATCAGCTAGTTCATGTGAATTACCACTGGTGTTTCTATTTTTAACCCAAGAAAAATCTGGCTTAAATCCTACACCTGTTACAGACTGTGTTCCGCCATTACCTGTATATAAAACAGTATTAAAGTGATCTAAAGCATTTATAGCTGCTGGCTTACATTCAACTTCTTTGTAAAGTGTAGACACGTCAGCTGCTGATAAAACTGCATCATATATTCTTACTTGATCAATTTCACCATCAAAATATAAATCATTATTATATTTTCTAAAACCTATTGCAAAAGCGTCTAGTGTTTGGTCTGTTATTGTAATAGAATGTGTTGCTAATAATACGTTATCTTTGTAAGTTTTTAAATTACCATTTCCTGCAGTAACTACAATGTGATGCCAATTGTTATCAGATATTGCAGCATTATTTATGTTTGCTGAAAAGCTGTTATTATAAGTAACTCTAAAGGAGTTTGTTCCATTGTAACCAAAATTTTCTAATTTTAAAAATTCTTTATTAGGGTTTGGTGCTTCAGCAATAAAAAATGCAGTTCTTGACGTAGATGATGTTTTTGCCCAAAAACTAACAGACATAACACCTGAATTATCTTGTGGTGATGGAATTATTTCAATTTTACTACTACTACCATTAAACGATCCAGCAAATCCAAACTTACCTTCAGTATTAAAGTTTACATTAGTGGCTGTACCATTGTAATTACCAAGCTGATCTGTAGCATCTGACATTTTGTAGTATGCAATGCTATTAGGATTAGCAACTTCAGTAGTAATATAAGGATAAGTAGCTGTTGTAGTTGTTTCGTTGTATAATGCAGTTACTGCATCTTGATTTAATATTGTTCCACCAAACACCCTAACCTGGTCTATTTGTCCATTTACTATACCGTCAGAAATACCTCTTTGAAATGAATTACCTATGTATGTATCACTTGCAGGTGTTGCATTATTTATATAATTACTTGAAGTTCCTGTTTGATTAGGTGAGCCATCTAAATATAAAACAAAAGAACCATTATTATAAGTAAGCACAATATTATGCCATTGATTATCATTTATCAAAGTACCATTGCTTTCAGGATTTGGAAAATATTGATCACTGCTTTGCAATGTACTTAATGCTAATCTACCGTTATATAAATAAACAGTATACCCCGTTTGACCTCCTGCTAATGCTCCATTACCCATTATGTTAATACCTGTGCCTGTTGTATTGTCACATTTTATCCATAAAGACCAAGAAAAAACTGTAGTTGATGAGCCATAAATAGAATTTGAAACTTTCATATAATCACCCGTAGATGCATTACCTGAAGAAAATCCTGCTGCATTTCCAAATTTACCACTTGCAAATGTTATTCCATTTGTAGTTAAAGGATATGTATTACTTGGGATAGATGTACCTCCACTATTTAATTGGTACGTTGCTGTACTTGTAGTCTGTACATCTGTTGTAAATAACTGGTCTGTGTCCGTTGTACACGCAATTCCAAAAGCTGATAACAGACTTTGTCCAAACATATTTTAAGCTATTTGTGAGCAAGTATACCAAAATTCGGTAGCACCTACACATGTGATTTGTATAAAATTCTTTGCACCTGCAGTATCATCATAGGTGCCTGATATTTTATTAAATGTACCTGCTGATCCCCCTACAGTATATCCTACTGTGTATGAACTACCCGCACCGGTTATAACTATAGCTTTAGTTACACCGATTACAGGATTAGTTATATTAAGTGTAGTATTAGCATTAGGTGTTAATGTAAATACCTGAGCTGCTGTATAGTTTACATCAATTGTAGCCGCTGGTGTTAAAGCAGTAGCTGTTGTAAATTCAGTACCTACTTTAGTGCTAGTAACACTAGCCGCAGCTAATTTACTAGAAGTTACATTAGCATTAACTATTTTTGATGTTGTGACTGCGTCGTCATTTAATACGTTACTTGTTACTTTTGTTAAAGCCATTTTTTATTAATTTTCTTTTATTGCTAGGTAGATGTATGTTCCTCCAGCTGCGTTTATATCAGAGTTCGTTTGAGAATTACTAAAATAAAAACCTGTTGATGTAAAATCCATGTAGTTAGTGCTGTCATCATATTCAGCATCGGAACTATTAGCTCGCAATGATTTATCAGTTCCTCTTACAGTATCAAACATTCTCCAACCACCTGTTGAATCTGTTCTTTTAATTATTCCTAAAGTTGGTGCAAAGCCCACGTTAACAGTAAGTGGACCACCTGATCCTAGACCGGTGTAAGTGCCTACCTTGCTGTAACCTGCTATTGATTTGAAGCAATATGCGATGTATTCATTAGAAGAAGCATTAGTTGATGCGTTATTGCTAAATGTTATAGTTGTTGATGTTGGTTGAGTACTATTTAGCGCCCAACTATATCTACTATTTTCAAAACTATCAGTGTGATTTAAATATCCAAGTTTTGTATTATCTTCATTAC